CTTCATCTATTACTGGTATTACAGTTACTACTGCTGGTACTGGTTATAGCACTGCTCCTAGCGTAACAATTGCCGCACCTCCATCTGGTACTACTGCTGTTGCTACTGCCACAATCACTACTGCTGGTTTAAAAATCATTAATGGCGAAACATATAATACCAGCTTTATTAATGGTGCTGGTGTTGTTGGTGCTTTCGCTGCAAAATATCCAGGTGCTGCAGGTAACTCTTTAAAAGTTTCTATGGCTGACTCTGCTACATATGCAGCGTGGACATACAAAGCTGAATTTGATTCTGCTCCAAATACATCAACTTATGCAGCTGCAGAAAATCCATCATCTCCAACAACTCCAGTTGACGAACTACACATTATCGTTATTGACGAAGATGGTGTATTCACTGGAACTCCAGGAACTGTATTAGAAAAATTTGCTTTCGTTTCTAAAGCAAGTGATGCTAAGAAATCTGATGGTACAAACAACTACTACAAAAACGTAATCAATTCTCGTTCTGAATACATTTGGTGGATGGATCATCCTACTACTGTAACAGGTACAACTACTTGGGGTTCTGTTGCAGCTGGCGCAACATTCCAAGCATTAACTTCTGCATTAACAGTTTCTTTATCTGGTGGTACTGATGATTTCAGTGTTACTGATGGTGAGTTACAAACTGCATATGCATTGTTTAATAATGCAGAACTTTATGATATTAGCCTAGTATTGGCTGGTAAAGCATCTACTACTGTTGCAAATTACATTATTAGTAATGTTTGCGAAACTCGTTTAGATTGCGTAGCATTTATCTCTCCACAGAATATTTCTTCTGGTGACCCAATCATTGGTTCTACATCTACTCAAGCAGACGCTATTGTTGCTTACCGTGATTTGCTACCAAGCACTTCATACGCTGTAATGGATTCTGGTTACAAATATCAATACGATCGCTACAATGACGTATATCGTTTCATTCCATTAAATGGTGACGTGGCTGGTCTATGTGCACGTACTGACTACACTAACGATCCATGGTTCTCTCCAGGTGGTTTAAATCGTGGTCAAATCAAAAACGTAGTTCGTTTGGCATTCAATCCAAATAAAACAAGCAGAGATACTCTTTACAAATCTGGTGTTAACCCAGTGGTTACATTCCCAGGAGAAGGTACTGTCTTGTTTGGTGATAAAACTCTATTGGCTAAGCCAAGTGCGTTTGATCGTATCAATGTGCGTCGTCTATTCATCGTTATGGAAAAAGCGATTGCAACTGCTGCTAAATTCCAGTTGTTCGAATTCAACGATGGATTTACTCGTGCACAGTTCAAGAACTTAGTTGAACCATTCCTACGTGACGTACAAGGTCGTCGTGGTATTACTGATTTCGTTGTTAAGTGCGATGAGTCTAACAACACAGGTGAAGTTATCGATCGTAACGAATTCGTTGCTGATATCTTCGTTAAGCCAAATCGTTCTATCAACTTTATCACTCTCAATTTCGTTGCTGCTCGTTCTGCGATTAACTTCTCAGAAATCGGTGCGTAATTCAAGATAAATAAGAAAGAACACAAGGAGAATTAAATGGCAAATATTGCTGACTTCAAAGCGCAGATGATTGGTGGCGGTGCTCGCCCTAATCAATTCCGTGTTGAACTTTCATTTCCAACTTATGTTACATTGGGTGTAGTTGCAGGACAGCGTGCACAGTTTTTGTGTAAAGCTGCTCAACTACCTGCTTCCACTATCGAAACATTACCTGTTTTATATCGTGGTCGCCCAGTTAACTTTGCTGGCGAAAGAACTTTCCAACCATGGACTGTAACAATTTACAACGATACTACTTTTGGTATTCGTAATGCACTAGAGCAATGGCAATCTGGTATTCAGAACTATAACACTACTAATGGTCGTGTTAATCCTACTGACTATCAAGTTGACTTAAATGTTCATCAGTTAGATCGCAATGGTGCAATTATCAAGAGTTATACTTTCGTTGACGCTTTCCCAACTACAATTTCTGCAGTCGGTCTAGATTACGAACAACAAAATGCAATTGAACAGTTTGATGTAGAGTTCCAATACAACTTCTTCACATCAGCTACTGGTGCAGCTTCTGGCTTTGGTGTCAATGTTTCTATTGATACTCCAGTTGGTAGCTTCCCACTTTAATAATTAACTGAGGTTTTTACATTATGCAGATATTTGGGTTTGAGATAAAACGCAAAGAGAATGAGGTGCTACCTAGCGTAGTACCTCCTTCCGCACAAGAAACAGGCGCAACCGTAGTAAACACTGGTGTAAATGCTGGTGGTTATTACGGTATGGTCATGGATCTTGAAGGTGTTATTAAAAATGAAAATGACCTAATCCGTCGTTATCGTGAAGTTGCTCAATATAGTGATTGTGATAATGCAGTTGAAGATATTATTAATGAAGCAATTGTTGCAGACGAAGAACGTACTTCTGTCGAAATTATTTTAGATGACGTAAAAGTATCTTCAACAATTAAGTCTAAGATTAGAGAAGAATTTAATAATATTCTTCGCATTCTCAAGTTTAACGAGAGAGCGCATGAAATCTTCCGCAGTTGGTATGTTGATGGAAGATTATATTATCAAATTCTTATTGATGAATCAAGAGTTAAAGATGGTATCGTAGAATTACGTTACATCGATCCTCGTAAGATTCGTCGTATTAAAAATGTTAAGAAACAAAGAACACCACAAGGTGTTGAAGTTGTACAAGAAGTAGAAGAGTATTATCTTTACAACGACAAGGGTATCACTGAGCAAACAACGCATGGTGTTAAACTTGGTTTAGATTCAGTAGTCTATTGCCCATCAGGTTATGTAGACTCAAATACTGGAATGGCAATGTCTTATCTACATAAGGCAATCAAACCAGTAAATCAATTAAAGATGATTGAAGATTCTTTGGTCATCTATCGTATCAGTCGTGCACCTGAACGAAGAATTTTCTATATCGATGTTGGTAATTTACCTAAGTTGAAAGCAGAACAGTATGTAACGGACATTATGAATAAGTTCCGTAACAAGATTGTTTATGATGCAACAACTGGTGAGACACGTGATGATCGTCGTCACTTATCAATGATGGAAGATTTCTGGATGCCTCGTCGTGAGGGTGGTAAAGGTACTGAAATTACTACACTTCCAGGTGGTCAGAATTTAGGAGAGATTCAAGATATTGAATACTTCCAAAATAAACTTTATCATGCATTGAATGTTCCAATTAGCCGTATGCAACAACAGCAAGGTTTTAGTATTGGTCGTTCAACAGAAATTAGTCGTGATGAAGTTAAGTTTAATAAGTTTATTGTTAGACTACGTAAGAAATTTAGTATGTTGTTCTCACATGCGTTGAGAGTTCAGTTAATCGCTAAAGGTGTTATTCGTCCAGATGAGTGGGATGACATCCAATTTAATATCAAATATGATTATCTTGAAGACAATCATTATGCTGAATTAAAAGATTCTGAAATTTTACAACAAAGAATGGGATTGTTACAGTTGATGGATCCATACATTGGTAAGTACTACTCAATGGAATGGGCTCGTAAGAATGTTCTTCATCTTGATGAGAATGATATTAAAGAGATGGAACAACAAATTGCTAACGAGAAAGATCAAATGATCGCCAACGCTGAAACCCAAGGACAGATACAATTAGCAATGCAGCAACCGCAAATGGATGCGCAAGCTGAACAGCAACAACAGGCAATGCAACAGCAGCAAGCTGCACAACCTCAGCAAGATCAAGGTGCTCCTGATCAACAAGATGTAGATGCTGAAGCAGAACAAGATGCTGGACAAGATACACAACAGAGCAAAGGAAAAGTTACCAAATTAAAAACTGGTACTTGGCCAAATTAATAGGAGAATATTATGAGTGAAACAGTACAAAATTTAGTCCAAGCAATTAGAGCTGGCGATGCACTTGAGACAGAACAAGCGTTTGCAAATGCAATGGCAGAAAAGTTATCTACTCGTTTAGATGATATGCGCCAATCAGTTGCACAGAGTATGTTTGCACAACCAGCAGAAGCTGAGCCAGTCACTGAACCTACTGCGGAAGAATAAAGGGATAAAGATGTCAGATTTAATCAGTAAAACTTTGCAAGTAATGGAGTCTAATGAGACTTCTAATATTTTCACTGAAGCTGCATCAAAACCATCTCTTGGTAAATTAGCTGCAGATCACTATCATCATCATAGCCTTAGTGTTTATGGAAATGAAGCTGGTGAATCTGACAAACAAATAGCTAAACACCATGAGAAAACTCAAACACTACACGATAAAATTTCTCATCATTTTGGAAAAGAAACTGCTAACGCTGTTGCAAAACATTCAGACGATGCAGCAACAGTTG